GATGCACGTTTCAAAATACCCGACTTTGCAGGACCGGGTAAGGTTATGTATAATAAACGTAAAAAAGCGTCCATAGAAAGGTGTCAACAATTCATTTGGAACAATACAGTTAATGCACATTGGATACCAATATTCAACGAATCCAAAAAGAAAGACGATCTTGCCGATACGGTCATGCAAGCTATTAGTTTTACGAAACGCATTGAACCCATGCAAAGCGTTTCGAAAAAGGATAAAAAACTCGTTCCAAGAAAACCTAACGAGAACCAAAAACGAACCCGATACTCAAAATCAAATTTAGCTTATATTTATAAAAATAGAAAGAAAGATGAAGATCTCGAAAAAAGTAAAAGGTTCATGAAAGATCTAAAGCGGTACTATAAAAATATAGACGATTTAGTACACGATTTAAACAAATAAATACATACATTCCGGTCGAGATTCGGGTGTGCACACATACCCAACCTCGTCTCTCAGAAAATCGGGTATTTTACTCTTTTCATAATCACCTATTTCAATTAATAATACCGGTTTATGTTTTTTTAGTATACTAATAGAACCACGTAAAACATTCATCTCTGCACCTTCAACATCCATTTTGATTATGGAAGGTGTACCTTTATACACGTTATCAAGAGTATCCGTAATTGCGGTAATCGTACTATTCATATCGTGATGTTCGTTTGGAAACATTGTGGTACCACCGTAGTTTATCATATTGTTTTCAACGGGTTTAGGAAGATACATTTCAATCTTTTCACCGATCGTATCTGATAATGCACATGGGTGCATGGATACTTTGTTTTTTAAATCGTTCGATTTTAAGTTTAAATTAGCAATCTCAAAGAAAACTGGTTCAAATGAAACAACTGGTCCATAATCGGAAAACATGAGTGTATTATACCCTATATTAGCACCTATATCAATAATATCCGTACCTGGTTTATAGTATTTTTCCACATCGTATCGCATCCAACCATCCCACTCGTACCCCTGTTTTAATGTGTTACCTATATACTGATCATTTGATATCGTATTTAAGTTATACTTACCGTTATTAAATCGTTCAACAGTAATTTCCATTATATATAATAGAACTATATCTTTATATCTAATGTATATTTTTAGCTACGACTTCTCGTAGGTGTAGGTATAGGACTAGACTTAGATCTAGTACTACCTCTATTACTATTATTATTTGTTTTATTTTTTACTTTTTTTAATTTTAATACCCTTATAATAACATTATCCATTCCAGTTACCGTATTTTGATTATCCAAATCCTTTATATTAGTATTAGTAAACTCGGAATTTCTTTTTACCAAGTGATTAATCATAGTTTGACCAGGTTTTCCGAATTTTCTTAATTTTTCTTTTATACTTTTTATACGCATCTGACGTGTTTCCCATTTATTTTTATCATTTTTAATAATTTGTGTTAATTGAGATATAACAACCATTTGTATAACGTGAGATTTTTTTAACGTAAATTCTTATCGGCTGTATAATACGTTTTCCCCTTAACAACAAAACTGTGTACGCGCGCATACGCCCACGCTTGTGGACTCGCACCTGGTCGGTGTCCCGTTCGCCACGCGGCTAACCCACGGTCGTACACCGTTTTTAAAGTTTTTAAAGGTATACCTGTCACTTTGGATATATCTTTCAGTTTCGTTATACCAGGGTATTTTTTACGAAACTTTGCTGTGTAGCTAGACGTTTTAGTAACCGCTTTCTTATCGGTTTTAAAAGGTCTATAATCTCTTTTTAACATCTTTTTATATCTATCTTCAACTTGTTTCAGGGAAGAAAGCCCCCTGAAATATTTAAGAGGTGCGTATATTTGACCCCGAGTTTTACGTACCTGTGTAATCTTTTTACGAATATCACTATCCGTTAACATACTTATACTATAACAAGAAAAATAAAAATGTTACCGAATAATAAGTAATATAATGTTTTCACTTTCCACAGTAACCACAACGTTTGCTTCAACGCAAAAAAAATTTAAGAAGTTTGGTAAAAAACTTCGTAAACAAAGAGACGGTGAAGTTGATTCTATAAAAGATAAATTAAAAGATATCGCTAAAGATGAAGTCGAAAAAACAAAAAGTTTATTTGAAAAACACAAGGAATTTTTCAACGATAAAAAAGCATCCGAAAAAGCATCACCAGAAACAACAGCTATCGATTTTTACGAAAAGCCCTAACTGCTAAATCAAGACTTATTAAAGTTAAAAATGCAGAAAGTTCTTTATAATTTTCCAACAAGTTACCTGCAAATACAGCTAATAACACACTGTATTGCACGTACCTCATTTCTTTTCGTGATTTTTCCATAGATCTTTTCATGGACGCGCGCGATTGTTCCATATCCAATATAGCGGTGCTTATATTTTTTATTCTACTAGGCATTTCAACGGATGTTGTCAACATACTACCTATATCTATACTATCAGAAATCTGTTCTCTTAATATAGGTTCAAGATATTCAATATATGTAAAATCACTGTCAAGTCTTATACACGTTCCTTCTATTGTTGAAAAAGTTTTAGCAAGATATACAAATGCAGTTGGTATTATAAAAGGTTTTTCTTGTGCTAATTTTAAAAGATTATCATCTTGTAATATTTCATTTTTAAGATTTTTACCATCGAGCGTTTCTAAATAGTTAAGTGTCGTTTTAAAAAAGAGTTCTATGTCACTAGTATCTGATGTTGTAGGTAAAATAACTTCTAGACGAATAAGTACATTAACTATACCCTTTGTATCCTTATTTATTATGTGTATAAATAGTTCATTAAATCCCTGACGCATTTCATCAGAAATATTAATAACGAGCCCAAAATCATAGAAAACAAGTTTTCCATCACTCGAAAACCCCAAATTACCGGGGTGTGGATCGGCATGGAAAAAACCTTTATCCATCGTCTGTATTACGTATGAGTTTATAAGAGCTTCACAAACTTTCTTACGATTAACACTTGGATCTGTTATATCGTTAAGTTTTTCGGAAGCTATATATTCCATAACAATCATATCTGGTGTACAGAGTTCCATATAAACTTTAGGTATCTTCATCCATTCCACATTTTTTAAAGATTTTCTAAATTTTTTAGCATTCAAGGTTTCTTTTTCGTAATCAGTTTCTGCTAATAAGTATTCTATAGATTCATCTAGAACATACCCAGTATTTGTACCTGTATCTATACCAATTTTCTCAAGTAAATTAACTATATCTTTAATATTATCCGTATCACTTTTCATTATTTCGTATATTTGAGGGCGTCTAAGTTTAACAACAACATTCTCACCCGTTTGTAAAGTTGCTTTGTGAACTTGTCCTATACTTGCAGATTTAAAAGGTTTGTGTTCAAAATATGAAAATGTACCAGAATTTACATGCGTTTCTATCATGTCTATAATTTTTTTCTCTTCTATCGGGGGTACGTTATCCTGTAAAGATTCCAATTCTCTGGTAAATTCTAATGGGTACAAATCAACTCGTGAAGATGCAATTTGACCCAATTTTATAAAAGTAGGACCAAGTTCGACGAGTTGGTCACGAGTCCATGAACCAAATTTTACCTGATCTTTTTGAAACTGTTTTCGTATTAAAAATTCACCTGCAAACTTCCATGTTTTAGATTTATGTTTAGATGGTAAATTTAATTTAGGAGTTATATTTAACGCACATAGCGCCATCTTAATAACTACATATAAAAAAAATACTTATAGGTTTTGAACTATTATACTTATAAATGTTAACTATCCAAGCAAATGTCTACGAACCTATGTACGAATATAATGATAAAAAGTATATCAGGGTTACCGTACCCGATAAATTTAGAGAATATGTCGAAAAATCGCACGAACGTAAATCAAATGTCATACTCTACAAAAACAAGGTTGATAACCCACTCGAAGGAAACGTTTTGAAACTAAAAGTACCCTTTAGATACCGTAGAGTCATGTGTAATGTGGAGGGCGATAAACCTGTTCAATCAATGGAAAGAGGTGACCGTGTTTTAATCGAAATACAATTTAACGGTGTTTGGAATACTCATGAGCACAGTGGCTATTCGTGGGTATTGAAGTATATAAAGTTTTTAAACTAATACTATTTAAATGAGTCTCACACGTTCAGGGTATATAACAGAAGATTCGAACGATGTAAAAAAAGAACTTACGGTTCGTGCCGTAGTAAACACAGAATTTGGATTCCCACCGCCACCTTTTAAAGTATTCAGGAAAACAAAATCGGGTATATGTGTTCCTCGGTTTTATGGAGAAGATAAATTTGGACCCCCGAAAGAAGATCGTCGTCCCGAGCCAGTTAAAATATCATGTAAGTTTAATGGCAAATTACGTGATGAAACACATCAAAACGATGCTTTGGGTGCAGCGCTCAAAGCCGGACACGGCGTACTTTCACTTCCTTGTGGCTTTGGGAAGACGACAGTATCTTTGGCTATAGCGTGTAAATTGGGCTACCGAACCATGATTGTTGTTCACAAAGAATTTTTAGCAAATCAGTGGCGCGAACGTATTCAACAGTTTTGCCCAGGTGCTTCTATAGGAATAGTACAACAGAATAAAAAAGAAACGGAGTGTGATTTTGTAATTGCAATGCTCCAATCTTTATCACTCAAAGAGTATTCATTTAGTGATTTTGATTCAATAGGTACACTCATTGTTGACGAAGCTCATCATATATGTGCCAAAGTATTTTCACAATCTCTATTCAAAATGTGTCCGAAACACGTTTTTGGTTTATCGGCTACACCGACCCGAAAAGATGGTCTAACGAAAGTTTTACACTGGTTTATGGGACCGACATTTTTTGAAGCCGAACGTAAAAATCAGGAACAGGTCGAGGTTTTCCCAATAGAATATAAGTGTGATAGATTTCAAGATCCACCACCGTGTACGCGTTTTGGAAAATTGTCACTCGCGACCATGATTACAGAGCTTACCGAAGATAGAGGTAGAAATATAGTTATTCTAAAACTCATAAAAGATATAGTAAAAACAACACGACAGGTTCTCGTTTTGAGTGATCGTCGTCATCATTGTGAAGTCATGCACCAAAGTTTTAAGAAAACGTCGGGACTCTATATGGGTGGTATGAAAGAAGTCGACTTAACAGAATCCAGCAAAAAACAAATCATATTTGCAACGTTTAGTCAAGCACATGAAGGTCTTGATATACCTACCCTCGATACAGTTATATTAGCGACACCCAAATCAGATATCGTTCAATCTATAGGAAGAATCATGCGCGAAACTAAAGGTAAGAAGAATAATCCACACATTTATGATATATTCGATCAATGGTCGATATGTCATGCTATGTATAAAAAACGTTTAAAAGTGTATAAACAGGGTGGATTTCATATACCAATTTTAAATTCAGAAAAAAATGAAGATGAAACACCGTTTAAAAAAGGTGAGTGTTTCATTAACATCTAAATTATAATCATTCTTATTTGTAAGAATGCCCGGTTGTTGTGAAACAGGTCGAAATGTACAAAAGTACAGGGGCGGAGGTGGAGGCGGAACTGCATCCACACTCCAGGAAGCTCTAGAAAATAGTAACGTAGCTACCATAGATATAAATCTCATATCCGGTGCCAAATATAGAGGCGATGGAAGTGGTCTGTCAAACTTACCAATTAACGGAGGAAATCTAAATCTACAACAAGTTACAAATCAAGATAACCAAACAACAAACACGATCATTATTACAAATACAGGAACATCTTTAACAACATCCGGTGCTATAAACGCATCGGGAAATATCACCGCACCTTCTTTTATAGGGAGTGGTTCAAGTTTAACAGGTTTAAATGTCACAAATGCAAGTTCCGGAATACTACAGGTAGCTCGAGGAGGTACAGGTGTAACTACAGGTCTCAATTCTCTGGATGGTAGTAATATTACATCTGGAACAGTTGCGTTAGCGAGAGGTGGAACAGGTGCTACAAGTGCATCTACAGCCGCAAGTAATTTAGGACTAGGAACGAGTGATTCTCCCCAGTTCACGGGAGTTAATATAGGTCACGCATCGGATACAACGATCACGAGATCGAGCGCGGGTGTCATAGCCGTAGAAGGTAAAATCGTTAGAACGGATGACGTCGCTTTAGGAACAGAAACGTCCGGAAATTACGTTGCCACGATTACGGGGGGTGATGGTATTGCAAGTACAGGTGCAACAACTGGCGAAACCATAGATCATTCATTATCCATAGATACAAAAACAAGCGGAGGATTAGCTATAGAAAGTGGTAAACTTGCACTTAAACTAGACGATTCGTCAATAACAGGTATATTAAACGCTTCTGATGGAGGAACGGGTGTAACGACAGGTCTAAGTGTACTAAACGCTGGTAATATTACGAGTGGAACAGTTTCTACCGCGCGCGGAGGTACAGGTGTAACTACAGGTCTGAGTGTACTAAACGCAACGAACCTTACGAGTGGAACAGTTAATACTGCACGTGGAGGAACGGGTGTAACAACAGGTCTAAGTGTACTAAATGCAACGAACCTTACAAGTGGAACAGTTGATACTACACGGGGAGGTACAGGTGTAACTACAGGTCTAAGTGTACTAGACTCAGGTAACCTTTCTGGACCAGTTGATATTTCAAAGGGTGGGACTGGTGTAACTACAGGTCTAAGTGTACTAAACGCAACGAACCTTACGAGTGGAACGGTTGATACTGCACGTGGAGGAACGGGTGTAACAACAGGTCTAAGTGTACTAAACGCAACGAACCTTACGAGCGGAACAGTTAATACTACACGTGGAGGAACGGGTGTAACTACAGGTCTAGGTGTACTAAACGCAACGAACCTTACGAGTGGAACGGTTGCTACTGCACGTGGAGGAACAGGTGTAACAACAGGTCTAAGTGTACTAGACCCAAGTAACCTTTCTGGACCAGTTTCTATTTTAAAAGGGGGGACGGGTGTAACTACAGGTATCACTGTACTAGACCCAGGTAACCTTTCTGGACCAGTTTCTATTTCAAAAGGAGGGACGGGTGCTACAACTGCATCTGCGGCTGCAACAGCTCTTGGAATCGGACCAGGTTCAACGCCCCAGTTTACAGCTATAGAACTAGGAAACTCATCAGATACCACGATAGCACGTTCGGGTGCAGGTAAAGTAACGATTGAAGGTAACGAGATACGAACGGGGACTGTTGAATCCGATAAAGGTGGGACGGGACAGACGTCTTATAACGTCGGTGAGATACTTGTGGCTAAAGATCCAAACAATACTGGAACGCCCACTTTACATAAACTTCCAGCTGGTTCATCTGGATACTTTTTAAAATCGACGGGTAATGGTAGTTTTCCCATATGGGGTGATGTATCCAGTGTAGGTTCCGCGACACCTGGTCAACTCTTTACAGGTGTTGGTTTAACGGGTGCAAATGCAATTAGTGATGGTAATACTCCACCAACATTTAGTGGTGGTCACACCGGTGCAGGTGATACGACAATTTCAGTGGATTCCGCCACAGGAAACGTAGCAAGTAAATTGGTGATGAGAGACACTTCTGGTGAAATTAGGGTCGAAGAAGTAATCGTAGGAACTACTGGTGGTACTACAGGTACGTTAACATCTACCACGTGGTCCGGATCGGCGGCGACATCGGGGTCGGCGGCGGTATTAACAACTGCAAGAGATATTGGAGGTGTTTCGTTTGATGGATCGGATGATATAACCTTACCCGGGGTAGATGCAGTGGGTAACCAAGATACAACTGGAAACGCTGCGACTGCGACTCAATTAGCAGCTGCAGTAAACATTGGAGGTGTTGCTTTTGATGGATCTGCAGCTATTCAATTACCTGGGGTAGACATAGCTGGTACCGTAAATACAAGTGGTAATGCTGCGACTGCGACTCAATTAGCAGCTGCAGTAAACATTGGAGGACAATCGTTTGATGGATCTGCAGCTATTCAATTACCTGGGGTAGACATAGCTGGTACCGTAAATACAAGTGGTAATGCTGCGACTGCGACTAAATTAGCAGCTGCAGTAAACATCGGAGGTGTTCCGTTTGACGGATCGACAGCTATTATACCATCTTCAATAGCAAACGCATCAGATACAACAACAAGTACAGATCAAAACATTGCTTTTCTAATTGGTAATAATGTTAAAACAACTACAGGTTTAACGATTAACCCAAGTACATCTGAACTTAAAGCGACTCAATTTACCGCGGGTACAGGTGGATTTGTAGATTCTACTTTTACAAATAAAGGTGTTATATATTACGATTCAACTTCCGGAAAATTAGTAAGTACAGCTTTAGGTACAGTTGGACAAGTTATTAAAGCGGATACAAATGGTGTTCCAGTGTGGGGTACAGATAGCGGTGGTGTTGGAGGGTCAGGTTACTGGACACAGCCAAGTGGTAGTACGCTTATACATTACAATACTGGTAATGTTGGTATAAATACTAGTACACCTCAGTATAAGTTGGATGTTAACGGTGATATACGCACTACATCAGAAGGTGGTTTTAGAGGAAACGGAGGTAATATAACTGGTATTAATATTACAAGCGAAACGAGTCAAACGATTATAAATTTTGGTCAACAGTCAAGTCTTAAAGTATCTGCAAACGGGGACCCGGAATAATTTTCATTTTTTAATTCGTTTCTTATATTAGTAAAATGTCTACACAGGAATTAGTTAAACAACTTAATCCAGAACATTATGATAATTTAACAGTTGCAAACGCTATTGGTAAAAATAAATTTGGTAGATCTTCGTGTCAAAATAATAAGGGTACAGTTTTTGCTATAGGTTCAGAGGATAATGTTGTAGTTTATACAAGTAATATATTCTCAACTAAATACGCAACTTCTATTTCAAATCCCGGAAACTCAGGTAGTTTATTTGGCTATAAAATTGCTATGGATTCAACAGGGGATACTATTATAGTTGGTGCACCGGGTGATACTAGGGCTTATGTATTTGATGCACAAAATAAAGCTAGAACGTCGTGGACTCAACGTTCATCCGGATGGAATAGTAATAGTTATTTAGGAACTTCTGATTCTGGTACCATACATTACGGTTCAGATGTAGACGTGGCGTGCGATGATGATTCGTTATTTGTTATTGGTAGACCCGGTGATCACAAAATCGAGTTATGGTCTTGGCCAAATGGGTCTTCGGCAACACTTTTAAAAACTATAACAGTTTCAGACAACTTCGGGTTTTCGTGTAAACTTTCGGCAGATGGTCAAGTTGTTATAGCCGGTGGACCGGGTAATTATTACCCGTCGGGTACCACTAGTGGGTATGGTAATGGTATAGCACGCGTATACGCAAAAGATCCTTCAAACGCAAGTACATGGACACAAAGAACACTTCCATTCTCTGTTAGTAATTGTCCTGCTTACGTAGAATATACTCAAGATACAAATACAACTATAAAAAGTGTTACTAATACTTCTCTTGAATCTGGTGGTACTAAAACAGTTCTTAATCCAGCTTTTGGGTATAGTGTAGCTATAAATAAAGACGGTACTTTTATAGCAGTTTCTGCACCTAATAGAAGATGTTTTTTTGCAGCCGAGTGGATAAATAATACATCTTATAACTGGTTAACAGGTAGAGCAATTACAGGTGAAAAAGATTCATTTGGTAGTTATTTATTTATGCAACACGACGGAACGCGTATAGTTACAGGGAACACGCATATAGAAAAGGGGTATTTTTGGGAATCATCAACATCCCAATGGGATACGACAAATCACGAAACCACGAGTTATTGTATATTAGATTGGAACGGTCTTTACTTTACAAATTATAGCGAATCATTTAATCAATACTCGGTGGGTGGATTACCTACATCTGTATCAAAAAGTGGTGAATTTGTTTTATTTTCTACAAAACTTTCGAAAAGTGATTATCAATTAGGGGCTAACGAGACTCGAACAACAGGTATTAATAATAGCTCGTATTTTGGTTCAACAATTTTTTCGTTTACAAGATTCGCACCTACAATAAAAATTTTAGGAACAACGACGGTAGGTGGTGATTTAAAAGCGCGTTTTTTGAGTGTAGGTGGTGATAAAACATACATAGATAATGATTCAACAATTCCCGGTTATATAAATTTTGAAAATAATCGAGATGAACATAGTATTTTTAAGACACAAATCATAAACACATCACAATATACTGGTGATGATAATTTATCCGAACTCCTGTTGTTTAAATCCGGACACGTTCGAGGACTTAATTCAAAGGGTCCTGATAGAATACGTGTTAAATCACCGACTGTTATTTTAGAAGGTCTAACATTTGAAAATTATGACACCGTTCAATACGTAGATGAAACTGGAAGGGAAGCTGAAGCGTATTCTAGACTTCTTAAAGAAGCTTCTGCGGTTTATTCTCGATTAACTTTAACGGGTATAGGAAATATAGGTATAGGTGTACCCGAATATGCAGATCATATCATAAAGGAAAATTTTAATTTAGGTGAAGGGTGGTCGACCCCAGAATCTGTTTATTATAATAAACAAAATGCAAACGCAAATGCACAAGCACCACCTCTCATAAACCATAGACTGGTTATAGATGGTACACAGAGTATACAAAACGGTAAACTTTACATAAACGATCCAATATCTTCAAATGTAATTACGGATGGTTTATCGTCTTGTTATAATACCATGACGAAAGATTGTATTCAAGATACAAATACTACAAATATACCTTACGTAATATGTGATATTAAGAAGCGTAACCCTATAATTAATGAGAATGATGGTCACTTAACAAACGGTCCATTCGCAGACCGTATGAGATTATACAATACGGTTACGTACGATGATGTAAATAAAGGATTATATTTTGGAACAAGTACATCGTATGCACAGGGATTTATTCATGAAGCACGAGATACCATTACAGGGACTGTTACGAACTCTTTAGATGCTGTGTATACAGTCTCGTACTGGTTTATGTTAAAAGATTATGCACAAAGTACATTTGGGTCGAGTGGGAAATTGGTATTCACTGCTTATAGAGATACTGCGTTTGGATACGGTCATAAAATTACAAGTTCGGGATTCAAAATCCAATATTCACCAGATAACTCACCCGCTGTTGATATAGCCGTACAATCTGACTATACTGTAAATTATACGTTTAATCAAAATGTATGGTACCATGTATGTGTTAAAGTAGATAATACAACTGGAAATGGCGTCACACAGGGTTCAGCAACTACACAATTGTGGATAAACGGTGTATCACAATCTTTAACCGCAAACGAGACAGTTAGAGATATGGAAGGAAGTTTCCCAAGATTTTTTTATTTTGGGATAGTTAATCAAGCAGTTGGATCTGGTTATGGAAGCATGACAGGTAATCATACTTTAGGTGGTGATGGTATGTATGGTCACCTTATTGGTAATGTTAAAATTTATATCGCACAAGATGGTACGGGTATTTTTG